TTTTTTTTTTTTTTTTTTTAAGCATAATAAACAACGTCATCAGCTTTCTGTGCCCAAAGCTGCCATGACATTGCTCCATGAGGAGGTCTATGGGAATCCCTATTATATATGGATCTCTTTAACAGTTTTTCTCTAGATGGAAAAACCGCTTTAATCTGTTTTATCCCTACCTTATAATAATATTTCTTATCCTCATCCACCCATTGTTGTAGCCTGAGTTCTAATTCTCCTTTGCTACGAAAGTTTATTAAAGCTTCAACATATGTCCTTTTGTACATAAAATATAGGCAATCATAAGTAATTGGTTCTATTCCAAGCGAATCATAAGCTAGACCAATCAACCTAGCCATATTTTTATAACACACATCTGTATTATTCTTTGGTATCGCCATTCTCCACTTATATTGAATAAATGGCCGCCATGGGACAACTCGAGCTATGTCAGGTTCTGTCATCTCAAGATTAAAATTTGAGGCTAATATCCAGGATCTTTTCAAATACACTGGTCCTTGGTATATCACCTCTAAAACCTGGCTATTGACTACTCTCAAATATGTTACCAGTGAAGTATATTTATTTCTTTGCTTGAACCTCATTTGATACACCTGACTACAGTACTCACAAAACCTGTCTATCCCTATCTCTCCATCCAGATCTCTGGGATATGACATTACAAAATCATCACCTGTAATCAGGATAGTCAACCTCCTTGCACATAAAGCAGCCCAAATTTTCCTTCGAGTCTTTTTATCCACAACTCTCATTCGATAAAATATAAAAGTTAAGTACATCATCACTCCCACTATCCATGAATCTCCATGAGACGTCTCTAGACTCCCTGATGGCATTATTCCTATCATAAAAACAAAATCTTTCAGCCATCGTACTGTTTTACCTGCAAGTTGCTCTGCACATCCCTCCAATATATACTGATACATCCTATACATATGTGTATCCTCTTTTTGTATCCATAAAGAACCCATCATCATGTACATCATTAACATCATAGAATTTATGTTCAGGTCTAATGCTTCAACATCCCCATCAGCTACCATCATTATCCCTTCTTTCTTTTTGACATAGGTTTTATTTATCATCACTGAATCATTATCCCCAGTTGAGACTTCATCATAAATATCCATCTCATCACCATACAACTGGAGATACTTCAGGTAAGCTCCTCCTTCCGTCCATTTGGCTCCAATATCTATATGCACTGTGCTATTTCTAGCCAACTTTGAAGATATTGTCCCATCTGGTCGAATCTCATAAGCATCAGGAGCGTAAGTTCTTTCTTGATGTCTAGACTTAAGAAGTAGATGCAGCCCTGAATCACCACTAAGGAAAAACAACCTTAACTTTTTATATATAGCTTCCACACTCTCATCATCCATTTTCCCTGTATCATGGGCTGACAATCGTTGAGCCTTAGGTGCCATAGAAGTTATATGTCTTATCAAGTTTTTAATCAATGGTACATCATATCGAGTTTCTTCAAATATTCTATTTAATTGATTAATTATTTCGCCCAATATGATATGTTTAGCCTGCTTCTTTGAAGGATGATGCGTAAATTTAACCTTTACTCCTTGAACTAGTGTATCTGCCAAATCAGGATATTTCCTTAGAGATGATTTACTTTTAGAGAATTTCCACAATTTTAAATCTCCTTCCTCCAAGGTAAAGGGCACTGGGTCCAAATCTACACAATAGGAATAATAAAATTTTAAAGCACAATGTGTATCATTAAAATTATATGCACTGTCGACTCCTACATGCATCTTAAACATTTTTAATAACTTGGACTCAAGCCCTACTGCAGGGTTATATTGAGCATCCGCCACATATGGATGTAATCGAGTTCCTCCAAATGCTAAGTTATATATTGACAATTTTCTTAGACATAAAACTCGAAGCGAAGGGATTTCTTTATCTGTCTTGGAGACATTTTCAACCCAATAATCATTCTGGCATAATTGTGGTATCTGATCAGCCATCACTAAATTTGGGAACCTCCAATTTAACTG